TCATTTTCTTCCCTCCACCATCTTTTCGTAAACTTTAATCAATCTCTCTTTCTCTGCGAGCAACTCTTCCAAATGCTTCACACGCTCTGCAAGAATAGCATCGCCACCGACTGATACATTCCCATTCATAGAGGCTGGGCTGAAATCTCCGTTTGTATGCACTGTATTATTTGCGCGTTCAAAGAGTTGCTCATCAAAGAAAACACGGATGTCAATTTTTAACAGCAACGCTATTTTTTCTAAGTCAGCAGCCTGAATTTTGTTGTTATTCACGCATCTATGCAAGTTGGCTTCACTCATGCCTATGTCGGAGGCTAATTTTCTCATGCCTCCAACTCTTTTTTCGCTCAAATTTCTAATAATAGATAAGTCCATAATATATAGCGAGTTATAAATTTTAGACTATAAAATAATACAGACAATATGATTTTTATAACTTAATTATTTGCAAGTGTCTGTATTTTTGTATAGCTTTGCACCATAAAGTTAAACATTAAACTTCAAACGACCGAAGATATGGCTAAAAAAAAGACGATTACAGGCGAATTAGAGCCTATGAAAATCGGAGAGAGCAAGGAGTTTCCTGCATCACTCTGTACAACTGCAAGAAGTATGGCGAGTATGCTCGGTTTCAAGTGGAACAGAGTGTACAAGACAGAAACCGACCGTGAAAGACGTGTTGTCATTGTCAAACGAATAAGTTAATCAACCATGTACACATTCATCGACAATTGGTGCGGCGACCATTACGAATTTTACACCCTCCGTGAAGCGAAAAAAGAAGCAAAGAATCACACTTGCGGATTCCCTGTTTACATCTACAAAGGTTCTCAAATCGTGGCGATTGTACCACCGAAAGAAAATCCGTTACCATAACCATTAAAAACGAAATTATATGAAATCATCAGTAAAAAACAATCTCAAACATAGGATTGAACAGGCAGAAGATTATCTGGATGACCACTTGGAAAATATCACGAACTTAACCCAGCTTGTGCTGACAGGCATTATGTTTTTATGTGTCATCGCTGGTGGAATCGCACATCTCGTAATGGAAAACCTTTCACTTATCGGCATTCTTGTCGTAGCACTTTTTGTCTATCTCGTTTGGCAGATGTGCAAAATTGTGTGGGCTGAGTATCAACAGGATAAAAAGTAAAAACTATGACAACCCTCGATTTCTCCGACAAATCAGTAACCTATGACACCTTTGTCCACGATGTGGCAAGTTCGGTGGTTCGTATGCTCTCCGAAGCACACAACGACCCCGAAATAATCAGTCAACGACAAGCGTATGAAATGTTTGGGCGTGGTAATGTTGACAGATGGCGCAGACAGGGCAAAATTGAGCCTTACAAACGCCCCGGAAAAGTGGAATATCGGACAGCGGAGTTGAGAGCCTTGCAGAAAACCCGACAGGATTATTTCAAATAACGAGATAAGGGAGTGTAGCTCAGCGGATAGAGCGGCGGTGTACACCCAAATGACCAAGATGTAGCAGGTCGCAGGTTCGAATCCTGCAACTCCCTCAACATAACAAACTGTATTAAATAACTTAAGTATTATCATTATGAGCAATGCAATATCATTAGCGAAAGAATTGCAGTCAATGAAAGCCATTGATGTGATACGCAATGAACGTGTGCGAAATCAGTTCATCAGCGTGTACAACTCCATTTGGAAAGAAGGAGGCGAACAAGTGTACGAAAGGGAGGCTATTTATTTCAACCAACAGTTACGTGACAAGCAGAACCTCCGTGAATGTTCCGGCACATCCATCTTCTATGCCTTTATCGACCTTGCTGTCAAGGGGCTGACACTTGCCACTGGCGCACAGGCTCTTTGCTACCTCATTCCTCGCTCTGTCAAAGTCGGCACAGACCAAAGCGGAAAGGATATATGGGAAAAAGTCTGCAACCTTACCATATCAGGATATGGCGAGTTGGTACTCCGCAAGAATGCCGGGCAGATACGGCACGCGGACAATCCGGTAATCGTGTACGAGGGCGACACTTTCCAATATGGCGAACAGAACGGACAGAAGATTGTGAACTATATGTCAGCTTTTCCTCGCAGGTCAAACAAGATTATCGCCTGTTTTCTGAAGATTACTCGTGCAGACGGCACTATTGACTATTCTGTGATGACGGAACAGGATTGGATGCGTCTTAAAGGCTATTCCGACAAGCAGAACACCTACTACGATTCAAAGACACGCCAGTATGTAACCAAGTCGAATGAACTCTACGGCAAGGACGGTCAGATTGATACGGGCTTCCTGATGGCAAAATGCGTAAAACACGCTTTCAAGACCTATCCGAAACTTAATATCGGACGTGGTACTTCGCTTGAAACAGAAATTATCGAGCAACAACCTACCGATTTTGACCCATACGGAGGAGTGGAAGCCAATGGACAATCTGAACAACAAGAACAGCACTTTGCACCGGCACCGGATATGTCTGCAGGAGTAACCATCGACCCTGCACAGCAATCAGATAACGATGGTGATGATACTTTCTAAACCTCTACCACTATGTCACAGGAAACAACATTCGGCGAAAGCCAATTGGCAATCATAAAGCAGGAGAACATTCAGACCATCGTATCTGCTGCTCCTCAATCATATCAAGACAACAAACTCTCTCGTGACAATTGTACGAGAGCGGGACAAGTCCTCCTTGAAACAATACAGACACAGGGCATGACAGACGAACTCGACCAACAGGCTGCAGTTTTCATTGAGAAAGCACGTAAGACTGTCCGCAAGATGAACGAACGCCGTTCACCTGTAACCAAACTCTTTGACGATATACGCCGTGAGTTCACGGTAATGGAGAATGCCATAGACCCGACTAAAGTCGATACGATTCCATTCAAGTTGCAGCAGCTCCGCAACCAGTATGCAGCAAAGAAACGTGCTGAAGAGGAAGAACGCCGCCGCAAAGAATATGAACGCCAACAGGCGGAAGCGGCTCGCAACAAGATGAAGCAGGACATTGAAGATGATTTCAATGCGCAATTCACGACATTCCTCAATCAGACAATAAACTATTTAAGCCAACAGGACAATGGCGTGACACTCAAAAACTATCAGACTGTATTTGATTCAATAAAAGGTTATGCTACAGAATTACCTGCTGATTGGCTGTTCAATCTTCATACGCTTATCCGCATTCCTGCCGGAGTATCTGTAGATGAGGTGCGGAAGGTGGAGATTGAAACGAAAGAACGTCTTGCCAAGAAATTCAAGGAGATGTATTCATGTGAAGTACAGGACAACAAGGATTTCATATTGGACCGCTTGCCTTCTAAAAAAGCAAATCTTGAGCGTATCGCGCAATCTAATGCCGCCGAAGCTGCACGTATCAAGGCGGAAATGGAAGCTCGTCAGCGCAAGGAGGCAGAAGAAAAGGAAGCCGAACGCAAACGCAAGGAAGAGGAAGAAAAGCAAAAAATTGAAATGGCACGTCAGCAGTCCGAAATGGAAACTCTGTTCGGTCAGCAATCCATCATGCAGCAAGGTTATCAGCCCAAGGTAAAAGTTGCTCAAAAAATCAATCTTCTCAACCCTGAAGGCATTTTGCCGATACTCTCCATGTGGTGGAGCAAGGAGGGATGTCAACTTTCAGTGGATGAACTCTCCAAGATGTTCAAGAAGCAGATTACATTCTGTGAGAAACTTGCCAAAGAGGACGTGTTCATCAGTGATGAGAGTGTAGAGTATGTAGAAGATGTAAAAGCCAAGTAATCATGTACGAAAGCGGATACTACCCACCCGGAGCAGAATATGACCCGCGTGCCCCGTGGAACGAGAAAGAACCTAATATGGTTAAGTGTGAAGCCTGTAACGGCAAAGGTTATCATTGGTATGCCTATAATATCGAAACAGACAAGGAAACAGAATGCACTGAAGAAGCGTGGCTTTGTCTGCCCGAAACAGAAGAAGTGGCCGAAGCCAAGAGACAACACTATTGCCGAGGCGAAAAAGAAGCCTGTGAAGTGTGCGGTGGTATCGGTGAAATTGAATACGAAGAAGATTACGAACCCGATTACGATGACTATTATGAGTAACCCGGATACATATTACAGCAGAAGTGAGGTCAGCAACTCTGACCTCACTGAACTGAAAAACATTCTGCACCCACGTATGCAATACGGAGATAAGGAGGCTGCGTTTCGGTTTGGTTCTCTGGTTGATGCGATTATCACGGAACCGGCTCGGGTGGATTATTATCACCTTACGGTAGATGATGTGCAATATACTGATGACGAGTTCCGTCACGCACAGGAAATGCATAAATCCCTCCGTATGGAGGCACGTAAAGATGCATTTCTCGCCAAGGTTCTTGAATGTGCTGAAACGCAACGGTTCATGGTGGGCAGGTCACAACCATTCACATATTGCGATTTTCAGTTCTCACTTGATACCCGGTGCAAATGGGATTGGTGGCTCGGTTCGTTTGGTGGAGACCTTAAAACTACATTTGCCTCTACTGAGCAGCAGTTTGAGGAAGCAGTTGATTTCTTCGATTGGGATAGAAGCCGTGCTTGGTATATGGACATCGCTCATTCCGACCATGATTTCATCTACGCTATCAGTAAGAAGAACTGCCGTGTGTTTAAAAAATTCATCAACCGTTACGATGAGGTTTACAGACGTGGACGAGAGAAATATGAAGAACTGGCATTCCAGTTTTGGTGTCTAACCCCTCAAACTTAAACTTATGGATATATTCTGCAAAGTAACCCCTTGCGGTCTTGTGCCGCTCCATGACAGCGACCTTGATTTGAAGAAACGGCTTCGTGTCGGTTCTGTTGTCAGGTGCAAAGTGAGTAACCCTCGAAACTACGAGCATCATAAAAAGTTCTTTGCACTGGTTCGGCTCACGTTCGACAATCTTCCGCTCCCTTTGGTTGAAAAATGGAATATACGCAACGAATACGATATGCTGCGCCGGTTCAAACGTGATTTAGGATATTTCACCAATACAATCAACGAATACGGAGAGCATGAGATAGAATACCTCTCAATTTCTTTTGCCGCTATGGAACAGCACGAATTTGAGCAGTTCTACAATCAGTGCATCGACCTCGTGCTGTTCAAGTACATAAAAGGAATAGACAAACAGGATTTAATAACAGAGATAGAGAACTTTAAATAATGAGCAACATACTGAAACATAACCTTCGTGTCGAACCTTACGAGTATCAGCGTGAGGGAATCTGCTTCGGGTTAGAGCATAAGCGCATAATCATCGGTGATGAGCCGGGTTTGGGAAAGACTTTGCAGTCTATTGGCATTGTCGATACTGCTAACGCTTATCCCTGCCTTGTCATTTGTCCGTCATCATTGAAAATCAATTGGCAGCGCGAGTTCGAAAAGTTTACGGACAAATCAGCCCTTGTGCTTGACAACAATGTGCGTACAACTTGGGGTTATCTTCTCTCAATGGGAGTTCATCAGGTCGCCATAGTCAATTATGAAAGCCTGCGTAAGTTCTTTGTATGGGACATCCGAGGAGGAAAGCAGTTTCGGTTGAAGGATGTTGTTTTCAATCCGCAGATACAGGCGTTCAAGTCCATAATCATAGATGAAAGCCATCGTGTCAAAGACCCGTCAGCACAACAGACAATTTTCACAAAAGGGTTGTCCGTAGGTAAGGACTGGTGCATTCTCCTTTCAGGTACTCCAGTGGTTAACCGTCCCGAAGATTTAATCGCGCAGTTGTCCATCATGAACCGTTTGGGCGAGTTCGGTGGGCGTGCCAAGTTTATTGCTGATTATTGTACCGACCCTAAAGACAAGACTGCCGAACCTGCTGTTCCTCTTTCAGAACTGTCAAGACAGTTATACAATACATGTATGATACGCAGAGAGAAAGCAAAAGTGCTTCCCCAATTGCCTGACAAGACAAGGGTGGATTTATATATTGAGATTTCAAACGACAAGGAATATAATCTTGCAGCCGAAGACCTTGCCGCTTACTTGCAGGAATACACAGAGTGTACAGATTGGGAAATACGCCGTAAAATGCGCATGGAGGCTCTTGTCAGGTTTATGACCTTGCGCTCCTTGGCCACAAAAGGAAAGATTGCACAGGCGGTTGATTTTATCCGAACATTCCTTGATAGCGGAAAGAAACTCATTGTATTCTGTTCGCTACACGAGATTGTGGATGAATTGCAAAAGATATTCCCCCGTGCCGTCACGGTTACAGGGCGTGATAGCTCAGTAAACAAACAGGCTTCGGTTGACGCTTTTCAGAACAATCCCAATGTGCAGCTTATTATCTGTTCCATTAAAGCCGCTGGTGTCGGACTTACGCTGACCGCAGCGTCCGATGTGGCATTCATAGAACTGGCTTGGACATATGCCGATTGCTGTCAATGCGAAGACCGTGCTCACCGTATCGGGCAGAAAGATAATGTAACCTGTTACTATCTGCTTGGTCGTGGCACTATCGACCATACGATATATCGCCTCATCCATCGCAAAAAATCCATTGCCAACGAGATTATGAATGCTGACGATGAAATCCCAACCGATGAAATGTATTTCAATGAGTTGGTAAAATCATTCTTAAACACTTCGGGGTGATGGAGATTTGTAAAACAGATATGCAGAAGATTATCAAGTATCTCGATGACGCTGCCAAGGTATATGACACTCTCCCCGGACAACGCAACACATGCCGGGCATGGGTTATCAGACAACATATAAAAAAGTTACAAAAGAAATTATTCACTATTAATCAAAAAAGAAATGATAAAGACTGACATCGTTGATTATATCGTCAACAACACGACTTTGAGTCGTTCACAGGCAATTAACGCTACCGACAGCGTGATAGAGGCTATAAGCCATTCGCTCATCAAAGGCGAAAGTGTGTTTATCCGTGGCTTCGCCACCATCAAGGCGATTGTTACAGCCCCTAAAAAGGCTCGTAATATCAACAAAGGAACGGCTGTGACTATTCCGGCACAACATTCCGCCAAACTTGTGTTAAGCAAAGAATTAAAAGAACGTATGAATAAAAAATAATTAGTAGTATGGTAGAAACAAGAAAGAATGAAATACGCTACGTAACTTCCGACCCATCAAAAATGCTGAATAAATACCTTGCCAAACGAGTTATTAAGACATGGGAGGAGTCTTTTATTGACGAAGACACTGGCGAAACAGTCAATATTGAACGGAATGAAGTATTGTTTGAGCGTGGCACACTCATAGACCAGGATGTTCTTGCGAAAATACGCTTTAGTATGGAAGCTGACGGTATCAAGGAAGTGGAGGTCAGCAATCAGAACAGATTGGCTTTTGAACTTGAAAATAATTTTATGCATCCTTTTATATCTCAAGTTGAGATAGGAGACAAGAAACACAAATTCCTGTTATACGCAATAGGGCTTTATAATGCGCTTGATATATTAAAAGACTACATCGAATTGAATTACAAGAACGGATTCAGAATCTTAATGGCAAAAGAATTTGATTCTTGTATTATCATTACTGATAACCTGAAAGAGTTTACAGCTGATGATGCTTCCATTGCATATTTAAAAAATGAAATATCAATGGATGAATATGTTGAGAAAGTTGGTACTGAAGAGTGTGAGGAATCCAAACCGGAAGACAATAAGTTCTACCAAATAGAAACGACCATCACTTTTGATGAAGAGCAGCATGAACAAACATTCGTTGTACATACATTCAACGTTGATAGAGCTATGATGCTTATTTCCCACTATCTCGAAGTCAAAGAGGATGAATGCGAAAAGAATGCCATCAAACATGGGCATGTCTATAATAAAAGGGAAATTCATACTGCAATCGAAGCTGTAAAGTCCATTCCAGTTGGTCGCTTTATTCCACGTGAGTTTTCAATGGCATATATGTAAAAATATAGTTATGAAGAAAACAACTTTTGATGAAATGATGTCCCGGATGAAAAAGGAGTCCGGGCATCGTAAACGCCCATCGGATGAAGAACATCGTATACAATGTACATGTGTACGGTGGTTTTCTCTCCAATATCCACAACTTGATGGCAGGTTGTTCGCTGTTCCCAACGGTGGAAGACGGGATGCCGTCACAGCTGCAAAACTCAGAGCAGAGGGTGTTGTGGCAGGGGTGGCAGACCTCATCCTGTTAAAGAGCAACCGTGATTACGGAGCATTGCTCATCGAAATGAAAACCACCAAAGGCAGACAGAGTGAAAGCCAAAAGAAATGGCAAAAAACTGTATGCTTCAATGAGGAATACAAATATGTGGTGTGTCGCTCCTTTGACGATTTCAAACGAGAGGTGGACGAATATTTGAGAAACGAATAAAATAATGATAGATATGGCAAACACCAAAACAGGTCTAAATTATTTCACGGTTGATTGTGATAGGTATCAGGACCGGCGCATTAAAAGGTTGAAAAAAGATTTTTCTTGTCGAGGTATTGCTGTGTACGATTATATACTATGTGAGATATATCGGGTACAAGGCTGTTTCTTGGAATGGGATTCAAATACTGTCTTTGACGTGGCTGAGTATTTCGGGTTGAAAGAAAACGTGGTGCAAGAAATTGTTGCGTACTGCGGAACAGTGGGGCTGTTTGATAAAGAACTACTTTCTCGTGGGATTATAACATCCGCATCCATTCAACAACGCTACATAGATATGTGTACACGCGCCAAGCGTAGAAATATCATCATACCTGATAAATGCAAACTCAATATGGAGTGTACAGAACAGGTGGAAGCCTCTAAGCGTGAAAACGAAATTGACTATAGTAAGACGCAGCCCCATTGTGAACCTTATTCACTCACGCTTGACCAGGAAATTGAAGAACTGAAAGGCGATGAATGTTGGCTTGACCAATTACAGGTCATTCACCATATGGAAATTTCTTTGCTTCGCAACAGATTGGATGATTTTCGGGTGCAATGTCTGGCGGATGGCAAAGAGAGGGGACACCAATCATTGCAAGATGCCAAACAGCATTTCAATTCATGGTTACGAATAGTGAATAAAAACAAGACGAAAGATGATAAAGATAGAAGCACAGGACGAAATCAGCGTAGAGGCAATGTTCTCTCGGCTGATGAGCAGAAAACGTACGGCGACTCGTTTTAGACTGCCATATACTGCCAAACAGGTTTATGCAATGCTCTATGCAGCTTGTCAAGTGGAGGTTGTTAATAGGCATCGGGAGTTCGTTGTTACTGACGAATACAAGAAACATCTTTGGGACATTTCCCAATGGCTGACATCAAAAGATTCGACATTCGGACTGTTCCTTTGCGGTGGAGCCGGTAATGGAAAGACAACCATTCTCCGTGCCTTGCAAAATCTCACAAACTACTTGCGTAGCGATGAGTCATATACCAGTAGGCAGGATGATTATCCCACACGTGGCTATACCTTCATCACTGCGAAAGACCTTGTACTGCTTGCCAAGGCATACAACAATCCCACTCGTGAGAACGAGAGTGAGGTGTACCGGTACAAAAAAATACGCAGCATTGAGATACTGGCGATTGATGACCTTGGGCAAGAACCCAAGGAGAGCATTCACTATGGAGACTTCGTTACGGCGGCTATGGATATTATCTCCTTTCGTTATGAGGAACAATTCTGCACTTTGGTGTCATCCAACCTTTCTGCTACCGAGATTGCCACTTATTACGATGAACGTATTGCTGACCGCTTCCGTGAAATGATGCATATCGTCAATTTCAGTACGGAACAATCATTCAGGAAATTAAAATCAAACAAATAGGAACTATGAACAAAGATTACAGTTACTGTTCGGGCGTTACCTGCCCCATCCGAAACGAGTGCAAGAGATATTTGCCTGACCCTCCCGATGTACCGCTATGGTGGATACCACCTGCCTACAAAGAGAATCTTAAACAGTGTCCTCACTTTGAAAAGACTTATAGAAATAACAATAACCCCGAACTATTGAAAGGAGGTGAGGAATGAAATCAATACTTGATGCTTGTTGTGGTGGAAAAATGTTCTACTACGATAAAAATGACGAAAGGGTCTTATTCCAAGACATACGAAACATATCCACCCACTTATGTGATGGACGATTGTTTGAAGTAAAACCGGATGTACAAGCAGATTTTACAAATATGCCATACGAAGATGAAACATTTTCTATGGTTGTATTTGACCCTCCACATCTATTGAGAAATGTCGGTAAATCAAAAATGGCAGATATGTATGGCGGTCTAAACGAAAAATCAAATCCAACCGGTTATCAGCAAATAAAATATGGCTCACTCTATTCAGATTGGAAAGATATGCTATCTAAAGGGTTTGCAGAATGTTTCCGTGTATTGAAGACGGGCGGTTTTCTGATTTTCAAATGGAACGAAACTGATATAAAGGTATCGGAAATACTGAAACTCACACCGGAGAAGCCAATATTTGGACATATATCCGGCAAGCGAAGCAATACACACTGGATTTGTTTTATGAAAGGAGGCGAGAAATGAAAGTCATCGTAACATTTAGCGGAGGTAAAGATAGTCTTGCGTCATTACTTTGGGTACGCAATAATTTGACGAAAGATTTTATCACTATCTTTTGTGATACAGGTTGGGAACATCCATTGACCTATAAATACATCGAAGAAATACGAGAGCAACTTGGATTAAATCTCATTACCGTAAAGTCAAAGAAATTTGACGGCATGGCAGATTTGGCAAAAAAGAAATCACGTTGGCCATCATCGCAACGGAGGTTCTGCACATCAGAACTGAAAACCATTCCGATGATTGACTACATACTTGACGAGGTGAACGATGACATTCTGATTATACAGGGCATACGTGCATCCGAGAGTGCTAAACGTGCCGAAATGTCAAAACAATGCACCTACTTCAAATATTATGTTCAGCCATACGGAAAGGATAAGCACGGAAAAGACAAATTTCATACTTACCGCCGTAAAGATGTATTAGCATTTCGAGAGAAACATGCTGATGACCTGTTACGCCCGGTATTCGATTGGTCTGCACAGCAAGTAATAGATTATATACTTGAAAATGGTGTACAGCCTAATCCGCTCTACCGCATGGGCTACAAACGTGTCGGTTGCTATCCTTGTGTGATGGCTTCTCAACAAGATATTTACAATATCAGCGTACAGGACACGGAAAGGATAAATTACATCGCTAAACTCGAACAACGATTAAATAGCAGTTTCTTCAGTCCTGATAAAATTTCATCTAAATATTATCAGGGCGACTATCCGCTAATCAGAGATGTTGTTCGCTATGTACAAGGTAAACGTGCCGGAGGTTCTCTGTTCGATGATGATAATGTGGCAACAAGTTGCATGAGTTATTACGGACTTTGTGAATGACAAAGGAGAACTTATGAACAGGAAAAAAATTATACGAACCATCAGAGCCTTTAAGAAGATTCTGAAACAAGGTGCTCCTCAAACAGCAATGAAGTGCAGCTTTTGGGATGTTCATGAAAAGCGATACACAGCCGATGAAATAGCCGCTCGTTTTTTACGGATGAAAGGCTATAACGTGAGAATTGAAATAGATGATAATACAGAGAATCCCTCTTATTGTTTCGGATACATTCGGTTCTATCGCTATGTAACAATCAGTTTTAACTAATAATCAAGACAAGAACAATGAAATTTAAATCACATATATGTACCACACGTGAGCAGTCAAAAAGATTGCTCGCATTGGGACTAAAGCCGGGAACGGCAGATATGGTGTATCATTACACTAAGAGTAAAGTACCTGCATTGGAATGGGAGTTGCAAACTAAGCCGCCAACATCAAGAGGTGAGTTTTGGACACCCCAAAGAATAGCAAAGTTAGCATTTCCTTTTCATAAGCATCCAGATGGAACACCGATGACCGGTGAAGAGGTGTTTGATGAATTGTGGGGAAAGGATGTTCCTGCATGGAGTCTGTCAAGGCTGCTGGAACTGATGCCAAAGTACATTGAACAAAACAACAGGCCAAATGTCGATTTAGACATAAACAGTGATGGGCAGTATTGGTTTGTTTCTTATGATGAACTCGGATATGACATAAAGAATCAAGAAATGAAACAGGATTTGTTTGATGCAATTATTTCCATGATTGATTGGCTTATTACCAATGGATATTTCAATAAAGAGTTTGTTAAATAATGGTTGTGTTAAGTCTATTCGATGGCATGAGTTGTGGGCAGATAGCCTTGCACGAACTTGGAATAATCCCCGAAACCTATTACGCTTCGGAGATTGACAAGTTCGCCATAGCCCAAACACAGCTCAATTTCCCCGACACGATACAATTGGGTGATGTCGCAGAAGTGGATGTGTCCCGGTTGAAGCCTGTTGATTTGCTCATCGGTGGTTCACCGTGCCAATCATTCAGTTTTGCAGGAAAGCGTGCCGGAATGAAGACCACTGAAAACGAGGAAATCTACACACTTGACAGATACTTGCAGTTGAAAGCGGATGGGTTTAAATTCGAGGGGCAAAGTTATTTGTTTTGGGAATATATGCGCATCCTTACCGACATTCGCAAATACAATCCCAATGTGCTTTTCTTGTTGGAAAATGTGGAAATGGGCAAAAAATGGGAACGGGTATTGAGTGATGCCATCGGTCTTTATGGTGTACATATCAATTCAGCACTCGTATCGGCACAGAACCGCAAACGCGTCTATTGGACAAACATACGGACAAGACAAGAGGGCTTGTTTGGTGATTTGTATTCTGATATTCCTCAACCGGAAGATAAAGGGATATTACTCCGTGATATATTGGATGAAGATGTGGGCGAAAAATACTACCTGTCAGACATGAAAATAGAATGGCTTGAAAAACATTCCGCAAAAACAGGCAATGCGTTTCATAAATTTACCGGTACAGATAAGGCTTGTTGTATTACATCCACTGCGGAAGTGAAAAATAACCTTTCTACGAATTATGTATGTGTTGCAATGCGTGGCAGAAACCCTGACAATCCATCAAACCGCACATCCGGCATTCATACCGAACAACGCATCGAGCCAAACATGGACGGAAAAACAAATTGTTTGACAAGCGTTCAGAAAGACAATCTTATTCTGCAACGTCCTCGCGGAAACAATCAAGGCGGAGAGTTCACTGAGAAAGCACCCACATTGACTTCCAATCATTGGGAACAGAACAATCTGCTTATGAAAAGAATTAACCAACTTAACATTTCAGACGAAAGCAATGGCAGACAACCATATCAACAGAATCGAGTATTCGATATTGATGGCATATCTCCTGCGTTAATGAATGGCCATGCGGGGCAGACCATCAATGTACTAATCAAAAACAAGCGTATTAAAGATAATCTGCGTAGAACCGATGACAAAAGTCTTACTCTTCGTGCCACATCGTATAAAGGTGCTGAGTCAAACGGTATGACCCTCGTAAAAAATGGCGAGTATCGCATCCGGCGTCTTACACCGACCGAATGTGCAAGGCTGCAAACCATTCCTGACTGGTATAAATGGCAATGTAGTGAAACGCAGCAATACAAAATGCTTGGTAATGGCTGGACTGTAGCCGTTGTCTCGCATATACTTCAATATCTAAAATTTAAAACATTACAATCATGAACTCAACAGTATTAAAGGAAATTATGGCATTTTTACTCGGACGAAAGTATTATGCAAATATTATAGCAACAAGAGGTACAACGAAACAAGAAATTTGTTCCTACATCTTCGCTACAAAAGAAGCAGCTGAGCGGCATCGGGATGAAATTGAAACAACTCTGTCATTCCGGTATATCGAAACTGTTTCGTTCCGCTCCCGAAAAATCAGTTTGGAAGCGGCAGTTAAAAGTTAAACAATTCGGGTATCATTCATATACTATATTTGGACTATGATATTTAATAAAATAACAAAATGGTGGCAGTCGTTCCGGTTCTACATCATTGCCGACCCTGCCGACAATTCTGTAACACTCTCAAAGGCGTTGTTCAACCATATGAAGAACAACGCCCATGAGGGCGATGAGGCTCGTATATTCGTGTTCAAGATTACGGATTCAAGCAGCTTCGGGTTCATGACAAACCCAAGCATCGAGCAACCTACGCAAATGTGCAATATTCAGTACAATGGGAAATACCGTTGTATCGGTTTTGAAACACTCTGTCCGTCTGTCGGGCAAATTCTATATACATACGGACTAAATGCTTCACAGCGTGTCAAATTATCCGTATCCGTATGCCGTACAGTGCAGGGCAAAGTTTACTATCAAATAGAACGACCACATGAAAAGCATATTAGGAAATACACGAAAGGCTGATATTACTTTTCACGACAATGGACGTATCAATATATCTGCCAGAGTGTCCAAGTTATTGGAATTGTCACATGGTGATGTGATTGATATAATGGACGGACAGGGTGAAATATATCTGTATGTCAAGCACCGTGTGCCGGTTGTCGGTAGGCACGAGGGGATGGTATTCCGTTCCAACAAAAACGGGAATCATTGTATAGCCTCATCCGTGATACTCTGCCGTTACATCATTACAAGGTGCGGAGGAAGTGGAAAGGTACGGTTGTGTTGTGGGACTCCTGTAGAATTGCAACACTACGGGAAAGCATTGCCGATTATAATTAAATACATATTGTGATATGATTAAAGAGATTAAATACAATGGTTATACCGCCAATCCGTCCGACTACGCATGTCCGGACGGAGATTTGGCAACATCAATAGGCGTTATTCCCGAAGATGGTTCACTTAAATCTATATTGCCACCATCTGAGGTGTTCCGGCTTGAAAGTGGGGCATCTGTCATGTATATCCATGAAACGGCAAACATAAAACATTACATCATCTTCAAAAACAATGCGATTAGTTGGTGGGACGGCACAGATGAGCATGAACAGGTATCTCTTCGTACATTCAAGGAGATATACCAAATAAATGCCATTGGAAACACACTTCTCGTTTTGTCGGAAGATGGTATGCATTATTTCCTATGGAAAGGAAATGACGATGGGTATTTGTACCTCGGTACTAAAATTCCCGAATGCCCTTTGTCATTTGGTTTGCAAGGGGAAATGGTTCGCACGGATGAGTTCTCCATATCATTTGATGCCATTAACGAAGGTAGTATTTGGAATGAATTTTCAGATAGTAATAAAACACGAATAACAGACCAAGTACTTGCACATGTAAACAAGTTTATTGCAGAGAGGTCAACCAATAAAGGAAAATTCCTTTTCCCGTTCTTTGTCCGATACGCCTATCGCCTATACGATGGAACTTTGACAATGCATTCTGCCCCTATTCTGATGATTGCTTCATCTGACCTCGCACCGCAGGTTTTTTGGACGCACCTAACAGGAAAGGGGAAATATACGGATGCACAGCTGCGTGTATGCGGAATGCTACACGACCTTGACTATGCAGTCATTCATAATTCACGGCTTGAAATGATTAAGAATTGGAGAGATATTGTTCGCTCGGTAGATGTTTTTGTTTCAAAACCGATTTATACATACGACCAAAACGGGAAATGCACACGGTTTGCTCAATCAGAAAGTTATAATTCTTATTGCGTATGCAAGCATACCAATCAGGCTGCATCAACTTCAAAATACCCTCTTCGTTATCAGCGTCATACATTCAATAAACTGTATGCTTTTACTTTTGACCCGAACGGATTGACATATCCTGCCGGACGTTTGATGATTCCTCGTAGGAGCATTGATGATGTCAAAGAGGATATTCGCTCCACATCACAGTTCTATTTACTTGAGAGTATTCCTGTAGAGCAGCTTACAACGGCACGGACAAAATTGGTTGTTGAGGAAGACTATTTGCAGTCACTTGTCACTCGTGAGGTTATGACGGACGATTATGATAGCCATGATAAATTGTTGCCTAATTATTCATTTGTGTATAACTCAAGGCTCAATCTTGCCAATATCAGGAAAGAACTATATGACTTATATAATATTGGGGCAATGATACCATATACCAATGGTTATGTCGCAATCTGGAATGGAATGCCACCTACTCAAATGGATGGGACGATGGGGGCGACCGTTTACTTTTACATAAAGCAGGATGGCCGGGACATTGTGGTTAGTGGAGAATCATATCAGGTTTCATTTTATAGTCCTCCTTTCTTATTTTTGTTCTATCCCAATATAAACGCATATAAAGCAGTCATTGTAACTCATTATGGCGTTCCTATGTATTATGAGGTCACGTTGGAACAACATAAATTCCTCAATGGTTCTTTCTATTTTGCCGGTTGGGAAAATCCGAAAGAAGGTAGTAGCAGCTATCCTACTACAAGCCCATTGGCGGAAAGAATAATTGATTTGCCCAACAAAATATATACATCGGAAGTGAACAACCCGTTTCATTTTCCGGTACTCGGCATCAATACGGTTGGAACAGGAACTATTCTCGGCATTTGCGCTGCTGTGAAAGCATTGTCTGAAGGTCAGTTTGGACAGTTTCCTCTTTATGCCTTTACTACGGAAGGAGTATGGGCGTTGGAAGTGTCTGTTACAGGAACATACTCCGCCAAACAACCGATTACTCGTGATGTGGTCATTAACCCCGACAGCATTACCCAGATTGACACTGCCGTCCTGTTTGCAACCGATAGAGGTATTATGCACATCAGCGGCTCGTCCACACAATGTATATCCGACATCCTGAATACGGAGGATTTGTTCAGCATTGCCGACCTGCCTAAGTCTGATGCGTTGATAAACATCTTCAACGAAAAATCCGATGAAAGCGAAAAGATTACACTCGCAGACATCACGCTGTTGCCGTTCAACGAATTTCTACGAGGTTGCCGTATGGTGTATGACTATACCCACCAACACATCATCGTATATAACAGTGCAGTGCGTTATGCTTATGTTTTCTCTTTGAAGTCAAAATTGTGGGGTATGATGTATTCCGATATTGTGGCTAATGTCAATTCCTATCCCGAAGCATTTGCCATGGCAGAAGGTTCGAGATTGGTCGATTTCTCCAAGTCTAATGCTGAGAATATAACAGCTCTAATTATTACTCGTCCGTTCAAGATGGATGCACCCGATTCGTTCAAGACTATAAATACTATCATACAGCGTGGTATGTTCCACTCGACCCATATCCGGCAGGTGCTGTATGGTTCAAACGACCTCATACATTGGCACGTTGTATGGAGCAGCGTGGATAAAAATATGCGAGGCTTCCGGGGGACACCATATAAAGCCTACCGTCTTGCTCTTGTCTGCCGTTTTGATAAAGCGGAAAGCATATACGGATGTACCGTGGCGTTCGAGCCGCGTATGACAAACCAAGTACGATAGTTTTCAGGTAAAACAGATTGTTTATAAAGGAGAAAGAGCCGTGATGCGTGATGCACCTCGGCTCTTGTCTATTAAAACGGCTTGCATTTCCGTCTTATCTTGCCTTTCCTTGATACAAGCGATGTCTGTATCTTGCTTTTCAGTTCTTTGAATTTCCCCTCCCAATTCGCTTGACTACCTGGATTGGTGATGCTCATCCAATCGGCAAGCACTCTGCATACAAGATATTCATGTATCAGATGATTTAGCAACTGCACGGTCGTCATTGAAAAGCCAACCGGCAAATTCAGTACAATATCGTATGCTTCAGGAGCAGTCAGTACATTATCGAAATTTTCTTGCGTCTCGCCTATTTCCGTTTTTGTATAGGGAAAAAGCATTTCCACACATTCGGCATGGGCAAGATTCAGTACCCTTGTTACCCGGTCGATATTTCCTTTCTGACCGATGTCGAATACCTGATGCCGGGCGTGTACATCGTCTGTTTTCATGATGTCGCCCTCAACAAACGAATAGTTCTCGGCATCATATATCAGTTCCGACCGTTTGAATGTCAGCGTTACAGATTTAGTCTGTCGCTGATTATCACTACAGCAATACATTATCAACTATATGTAGGGCGTTCAGGGCGACTGCGTTTATACAAAGCACGCTTCACATTCTCTAACGATACTCCTGAATGGGAAATATAGGTTTCTGCATCCTCCTTGTTTGTAATGGCGAACCAATCTCCAAGAGCCATGTCCACAAGGTAAGAATGTATGCCGTTTCCCAATGCGTCTGCCGATGAGTTGTTGTAGTTGCTTGGCAGCTCAAACGAAAGTTCAAGCACTCCGTCATTGTCAATCTGTTCGGCAATTAGGTTATCGCTCGTGGTTTTGTCTTCCGACAGATACTCTCCGAGCAGACTTTTCAAAGCCGAGAAAGCGTTGGCCAAGGAACGGCGGATTTGGTAGCTGTTCTCATCATCATCACTTGCTTGCATGTTCGAGGCAGCTTCGTATGTCTTTTTGCCTTCTGCCTCTCGTGCCTGTCCTGTCAAGTATGCCTTATTCTGAATGTCATAGATAAGTTCTTTAACTTGTTGCGTGACGGTCAATGTCTTTTTATTCTCTGCCATAATACATTTATTTAATTGTTACTCGTATCGTATGTAGGGCGCATTGGCTTTTTCTTGAAAAACGCTTTGCGCATGATGTCTTCCAAATAGGTGGCGGCTTCCGAAGCATATCCGGTTGCTTCACTCTTGTTGGTAAATGTGTACCATTTGGCCGTAATGTTCATCACGAAGAATGAAAATAGGCTGCGTTGCATACTGGCAGTCAGACTGTCATCGAATGCAGTTGATAGACCTAATGTCAAAGAATACTCACCGTTCGTTTCTTCCTCCGATATAAGTACCTTTTTCAAACTGTTGCAAACCATATTCTTGCACTCGTTCCAAAAGCGTTCAAGGATGGATTTATCCTCTTCGGTGGTTGAAATGGTCTCGTAGGCATGTTCATCGTCCATCTTTGCCCCTGTGTATTCCGTAGTCTTTGCCACTTCCTCATACACGGTTTCTTTATTTATTGTCAATACTATTTCCATATTCAAAAACTAAATAGATTATATGATATACCTACACCAACGTAGGGGGCGAACTGTGGCGTTCCTCTCAAAGTCATCCCGTAGCCCACCTGTATGCCGATGCTCCATCGCTTTGTCTTCGGGCGTTTGGTTATGGTCATGGTTTCGTGCGGCATACGTAATATCAGGCTGTCAAGACTTGCATTGTACCCGCTCACGTATGCTGTATAGGTGTCGCCCTCATATTTGGTTTGCGTGATGGGTACCTGCACCTCTACACTGTCGGCTGAAATCTTTTCGCCCATATCCTCGAAATGGTCTTTGTTTAGGAAATTCACTTCCTCATCATCGGGAACGCTTTTGCAGAAATTTTGTACACTATCCTGCAATATTTGGGGCTTTTCAGGAAATTTCTGTACGCTTTTTGGCAATTTAGGAACGCTTACAGGCAATTTTGCCGTAATGCTACCAAGCGGCTTTTCTTCTTTCGGGGCAGGTTGGTGGTAAGCGATAGTATCAAATATCGTTACCCTCATCGTGTCCGGCACAGGCGTTCCGCTTTTGTCGCCGATGATACCCCTGCCGCCGTTCCACAGAACAGAGCCGATAAGCAGCACCAACAGCACGCACAACAATATGTTTTTAGTCCTTTCCATACTTGTAATCCCAATCCATCAATGCTGCAACGTGAGTTCGCACAATAGCATCACGCCCCTTGTCTGAAGTAAGGTAAGCTACATCCTGTTCATTGTCCATGAAAAAGTTTTCCGTAAGGACGGCGGGGCATTTTGTTTTGCGTAGGATATAGAAAGCCTCTTCCCAGTCAGGGTCACCGTCCGATAAATCCTTACGGATTGTAAGTCCGGCAAAATTCTTTTCCGCTTCGGCATACAGCATGGTGGCAAGTTCATCGCTCTTGGTTTTGCCTTTGCTTGTGTAGGCACTCCAACCACGAGCCTTTCCCCATTCACCGTTTTTCGATGCATTGCAATGAATGGAAACAAGCACCACATTCTCTGCGCCAAAACGTCCGCAAATCTCATTCACACGCCTTACTCGTTCTTCAAGGGGTATGTCTTCGCTTTCGGTTACAATGCGCTCCGCATCAATGCCCAAAAATTTCAACTCTCCCTCGATGCTTTTTGCTATTTCTCGTGCGTAGCTGTATTCTCTGAACTTACTGTCAGGGCTGCGCTTTCCCGGAGTATTCTTGCCATGTCCGTTGTCAATCAATATCTTCATGCTTGGTAATTTATAGGGTTAGTATTCGCTTGGCGGAATTCGGTCTGCACAACCGTGTTTGTTACATTTTCGGAATTCCAGTGCCTGATTCTGAACGGCAAGTTCGCTGTTCTTTTCACTTAGTTCGCGGATAGTGTCGCGATATTTGGTTATCTCAGTATAAAGGTGGTCAATCTTTGCGTCCAGTTCGGCAACCCGCTTTTCTTTCTTCTCGTACAATTCTTTCCACTCCGCAGCATAAGCTGTGATGTTGTCTGCCTCGGTTTTTTCCGCCTCGGCATCTGCTTTTTTTGCCTTGCTTTTAATCAATAGTAAGGGCAATATCACTAACGTGATGAGAGAACCGATAACCTGTATATTCGTGCTTAATTGCTCCATGTCAAAGTTCCTCCAATTAAACATCCCAAGCAAACCCCGGCTATCGTTAAACCGAAATCAATCCAATCCCATTTGCTGCCATGCGCCTTGTCTTTGTACTCCAATGCAGTTGCTGCCAATACTCCGGCATACATTGCAGTAAACCAACTGAATGCAAAAATGCCGATAATCAGTCCTCCAATGAGGTGTTTCCACCTGTTGCTCATTCCGAGCCAATCAATAAACTTTTTCATTGTCATCGCTATTTTAAATTAAACATAGTCCAATCCACACTGTCTTTTTCCCTCCATCCGTCCTGAACGGTCTTTATCACATAGGCACACACTGATTGGGAGAACGCAATAAAATCATCTGCATTCTCGAAAGTATGATAGATGGGCGTACCATCTTCCTGCTCGTTGATTTTTAGGGTAAGCGGATAAGGGATGTTTTCACTTCGCTCTATGGCGGAAAAGTTCAGTTGGTTCTCAGGAGAAAGGTATATCGGCTTCTTGTTCCAGACAAAACCGTTTATAATCTTCTCCTCCGTTGTCTTGTTTATAGCGGACACGACAATCTCCTTGACCTCGGAAAGTGTAGGCTTGCGGTTGAATGTATGCCTGTATTCCCAACCGCTTTCACTCTTTTCATCGTCTTTCCAAAAGCCAAAAAACAATATCCACTTGGAGCGTCCTGTACGCACAAGACAATCCTGCCGCTGCTTTGTGCCGTAAATCTTTTCCATTTTTGTGAGTTTTGATTTCAGGCAAAAATAGCGGAATCCAAGTGGATTGATATGTTATCCTTTTACCATCAGGTAAAATTGTATTTTCTCTTTCCTCCGTCAAAAACCTCGCATTTGAGAACCGTTTCAAATGGGAAACCGTCTTCAATATCGCTGATTTGGTCAAGAATGCCTTTCATCTCAACTGAAGCGGTAAAGAACTTTCCCCATTCTTGTGTTGCAGGATTGCGGAAAGATACAAGATAACGGTCTTCTCCTTCTTTGGTATCTATACCCGTTTCAAAATCATGTATCTCAATAGGTATATTTACGATGTCACTCAATCTCATTACTTTGCCGGGAAAGCGTTTCTTTCCGTCAGCAGGAGTATATGTAACTCCCATTTCTGAAAATTTCTTCATTTTCTTGTTTGTAAGTATATAAAACAAATGTTTGCAATCAGCATGGCAAGCCATACCTTTGAATGAGCCTATGATTTCCTGCCTCCTTTTGCGTGATTTGACTTTGGCAAGATTCCTGGCGGCATTCTGTTTCGTCCGTTTCCTTAGCAAGGAATAGTCACCGAAATTCACATAACCCAAAGCATCCATGCCGGATGAAATGGGGGCGACTTTCTCGCTGGGCTTGATGGTCAGTCCAAGTTTGGCACTTTCTTCATGTAGGCAATTCCTTAGTCTCCACAACTCCTTTTTGCTCTCGCCGAGGATAAAGGTGTCATCACAAAAACGGAAATAATATGACGCACCGTGCAGTTCTATCATCGCATGGTCAAGGTCATTTAGATACAGGTTGCCGAAAAACTGGGAGGAACGAAGCCCCTTGCTGATACCGGCATCTGCATCGGGATATAAAACTTTGACAAAATTCTCCAATATCGGTAGTAAAATCGGGTCAGCGATGTATTTTCTGATTTTGTCTATCAATATGCTATGAACGATATTGTCATAGTAACCTTGATAATCTGATTGATAGAAGTATTTTAGGTTTGGATTTGCTTTCATTGCAGCTTGAATGGCATGAAACAAGCCTTGCGGACCTCTTCCCTTGATGGAAGCTGCAGTTGTCTCTATCAGAATGGGAGTAAGTTTTTCCTCTATGATTTCCATAATGGCATTACTGCCCATCCTTTCAAAGACAGCAGGGGCTTGGACTGTCCGTATTTTAGGACCGTCTTTCGTTTCAAAGGATTTTAGCGTGTTGACTCGGAAAGTTCCATTTCCTATCTGTTCTTTCATTTTTGCAAGTATGGTATCTCGATTGAGTACATATCGTACTTGGCGTGCTGTGTACTTCTTTCCATCTATTACAATCGAGTTCCTTTTTTCTGCTTCGGTAGAGGATTGGCTGAGGTTTGACAGCACACGCTTGAATGACGACAATAGGTTTTCTTCCGTTATTATTTCGGGGATGAGGTTGTATAAAGGATAACTGACCGAAAGTGTTCCCCCGGTCAGTCCTATAAAATTGTCCGTATCATCATAGACCGCCTTCCGGTCCCGTGAGGAGGATATGAAACCCTCCTCACTTGTGGTTAAAGATATGTTCCGGCTTTCCATAAATAATATATTATAATGCTTTTGCCGAGGCGCGAACCCCTCGGAGAATATAATTGCCCAACTCGTAGGCGTATAGAGTCTCCGATTAGTTAACCATCAGAATTTGAGCCGACCACCGTAGTTCGTGTTCGAGTTCGAAGATGCGTTGTTCGCGTTCGCATAAGCGAGACCGGAGTTCGCATTCGAGTTGTTGCCAGACCGAAGAACACAGCGGCGCGCGGGGTTGTCTGCCTTTATGTATCAAATGGCGAATTTCCCTAAACCTACTATTTCAAGGTTGATACTCATTCCCATTGCACGAAATACTTTTCTGATTGTCTGTATGGTAAGATTGCTTCCTTTCTCAATGCGAGAAATCTGCGCTTTCTTAACTCCAATCATTTCGCCAAGCTGTTCCTGAGTGATGTTTCTTGATTCACGGGCTTGTTTGATTGCCTCACCAATCAAGAACGCATCAACCTTTGCTTCATATTCGTCACGTCTTGGAGTTCCTTTAACCCCAATTACGCTGTCCAGCATTTCTTCATGAGTGTAAAGTTTCATATCTTCTGCTTTTTATCGTTAAAATACTGTTTTCTAATATTCTCTGCCTTATCAATTTCTTTTGATGGGGTCTTCTGCGTTTTCTTTATAAAGCCGTGAGTGGCAATTACCAAAGTGTCCTCTTCTGTATCCCAAAATGCCAAAAGCCGATAACAGATGCCATTGTAAAGCGTTCTGAACTCCCAAATATCCGTACCTTCCAATTTCTTAAAAAGTTCTTTGTCTATGACAACTCTACTTTTGAAGATATTATAAGCGATTTTATCTTGTACCTTCTCCGGCAAAGAATGGATAAATTCATAAGCTTCTTCTGTATAAACTATTTTGAATCTCGTTTCCATTATTAACTTGATTTCCTTTTGCAAAGGTAATAAACAGTTTACATATAAAGAAACTTTTCGCTGTCTTTTTACATGAATGATTTATAATCGACTCGCTTCGCGAGAATAAAGAAAGAGGGAGCAGCCTCACGGCTCTCCCTCTGACGCTTTTTACGAACTCACGAGTTCCGCTCTATTCTATAATGACGAATTTTCCGCGGAAGGCGAGCCGACCACCGTAGTACGTGAACGAGTACGAAGATGCGCTGTTCGCGTACGCATAAGCGAGACCGGAGTACGCACTCGAGTTGTAGCCAGACCGAAGAACACAGCGGCCTCTACTACCACTCATCCAAAAACCGGCAGCATAATGGGTCACATACATGCTTGTGTCTGTCTTGTGAACTCGACTCGGAAGAACATCACATTTCGCTCCATGTACGATACGCACAACACAATTCCCGTTGGATGATTCAACAGTCTTGACTGTGCGCTCCGTTTTTGTAACAGGGTCGTAAATATGAGCGGTGTAATCAATCGGATATGAACTGTCATTCTCCGTACATTTGGCTTTATAAAAATCTTCATAAGTCGTGACATTGAACGCAATGTAGTCCATCCATTCGGAATCACAGCCTACGTAGTGCTTTAATCCCAAAATGGAGTTAAGGTTGTTCCCTACATTATAGGAATCTCCCATACCAACGCTATCCTGCTTGTTCAGGATAGCGTCATGCACACCGTTGCCGACTACCGACTGTTCATTGGTCGTCCCATTCAACGCCCACCACAAGTTACTGACTTCTTTGTGCTGCTCGTAGTCCTGCAACTGGTAGCCCGGTCCTCTCATGCGGCAGATATTCTGAAAGTCCTTGGCAGTGTAGTTCAATGTGCCGATTGGCATTTCAAGCGGATTGCCTTCACTGTCATATTTCCATTCGTTTGAGGTTACGGATGTTCCATTGCCTTTCTTTGAACGTACATCGCCTGATAGGCTTCTCGGCATCTTCAAGCCATCTATGGTGATTGGATAGACACCGATAAGGCTGTCATTATCGCCTACGGTATGCTCTGTCCATTCAGGTTCTATGGCTTCGATGTTGTCACTGTCCACAGTCAGGCACTCAATGTCCCCGATGTCACGGAAAGAGGTGAAGTAAAACCACTTTGCACCGCTTGGCACATCGCAGAAGATGTAATCTCCAATGGAGAAGTCAAAGTAAGTATGACTGACAGACATGATGAATATGCTTATCGCTCGGTTGTTCTCGTCCGTGAAGACGCCTCCGAGACGCGCATGATTCAATCCCGGCCATCTTACCTGCTTCATGCCTTTCACATCCATCCTGTAACTGTTGGTGTTGGATGCGGTGGCTATCACATCCTCGCCAAGGATTTCACCGATAACGGCATCGTTCGCATATACACCGGTATTTTCCCGGTATAGCAACTCTGAAAGTTTCGTCTTCTTGCTATGCAACGCAGTTGAAAGTGGTTCGTATTCAGTAACGGACGGAATGTAATATTTCGCCTGATTCTTGTAGTCGTTCACTCCCTTATACCAATGATGAGGGGCGTGCCAAAATATGTCAAATCCCTCTCCAGCGGAATCGGACACATCAAAACTGCTTCCATCTTTCAGGTAGTTGAAATCCGTATCGCTTACCTGTACGCCTTCCATTTGGTTCTTCTTGGTGTTGTAAGAACATTTATAGGCATGGCATCCTTTCTGTATGGCAAGTATATGTCCGCTCGGAATGTAGGTGTTCCCATAATCCGCCCCTGTCTTGTTTTCCGGATTGCTGTACCTTTCACAAGAATCACTCTCCACAACATCGCTGATTTTTACGATGGAGAATTGAGAGTTGTGAAGTTCAAGTTGGGGAAAATAGGCAGCAAACGCATTTATTTCGTCTGTTTCCACAAGTTCGCTCAATATCCAACGGCCGGTAATACCACTGCACTGTTCCTTTTCATCGTAGGCATTTCCGTTTGCATCAAGTCCGATAGCACCGCTTTCCTTGATGGAACGCAACAGTCCGACACTGGCGGTTGCATTCACATTGGGAATCCGGACGGTCTTTAGCGCACTCGCATTGACTATCTGTTCCAATAGCGTCATGGCATCTACATACGGACACTCATTGACAAATATCTTTGTTATCTTGGCTACACCACCGAGCGTCAGTCCACCGGGATAGGTAAGGTTGGGCAGGTTGTTCAGCACGAGTTCCGTTATTGTTTCCGGAAGCGTAAGTTTGTCTATCGGCGATGTTTCAGCCAGTGTGATGGCAGAAAGTCCAGTATTGTCGGCATATACGGAAACCAGACGCGGACACTTCGATGCGTTGACGGTCTGCACTTCTGTGTTGCGCACATCAAGAATACGCAAGAACGGCATATCACCCAAATCAAGGTTGGTCATATAGCCTGTGTTACCGGGCGACATCGTCCAATTGCCATGAGACTCTCCACCCACATACAATTCCTGCAACAACGACATCTTGGGCAATGTGTTTCCAAATTGGGGGTCGATACTGATTTCACTCAAATCAAGCATACTCATTCGGTCTGCCTGATAGATGTATAGCATAATGTTTTCTCCGTGTTGAAAGTTTGTGAAAACACCTTCTTCTCCGGCTTTAAGGTAAATTCCTTCCGTGATATTTCCGCTGTCATTACCAATGCCAAAATATCCGCTCTTTGCTGCCTTGAAACGGATGACGGCACCTTCTTTTGCACCGATACGTCCACCGATATAACCACTCTCCGCCTTGAAGTCGCCGCAGCGGTAGTAGCCGTCACGGATGCGCCAACGTTGTTCAATAAATGCTGGTAGTGAGGTTAAACCCAAGCCTTGCAGGGCATAGAAATAAAGGTCGCTGTACCCTGTATATTTAATATACTTGCGTTCTCCGTCATAGCTTGATACCACTTTCTGCCATTTCTTCAGGCGTTCTGTCACGAAATAGTGCATAGCCCCTTTAGGTGAGAAAGGACCCGCGCCTATACCGAGCGTGTCAGGCAGGGAGCGCATAGTGTCGGCTATGGCCGGCAAGGTAATGGTATTGCCGTTTTGGTCAACTTCCATAGTCTGCTGTCCTCTTATATCGTTCCACAGCACAGAACCTCGTCCTGCGTATGCACTGTTTGTCAAATCGCCGGGGTCAACTTCCGGGTCAATGGTCTGCCCTCCGTCATTGTCCTTTCCGTTGCAGGTGTCGCAGTCATATACCTTGTTGCAATACATCCGTCTTGCCTCCATGCCGTTTACACCGCTATATATACCGTTTTTCACGCTGCATCCGTCCTCCAAGAAGAACATGGGCTGCATATTCTTTGCTTGTTGGTCAACAGCGGCAAGGTAGTCGGTAAACAGGTAGTACGATACCAACGAATAAGGACTGATGTATTTCCACATCTTCGTCTTCCATATCTCCTGCCATTTCCCTGCAAGTTCTTTCTTGGCATAGTCGCAGCTGTCGCAGAATTTAAGTACTTGGTACAGGTCGAACGGTACTTTCCGTCCCATGGCCAGGTCTATCTGCAACTGGTCATCGTCAATCATACACTCGAAGTAACGTGTCCACATCGGGTAGGTTTCCTGTCCGAGTTTCAGTTTGGTAACCCAAGAGGCCTCGGCGGTGGTCGGCTCCATCATGTCGGCAACACTTCCCACTCCCTGCCACCAGTTCATGGCATCATAGGTCAGAAGTTCGTAACCACTCACGGGGTTAAGTACTTTCCCGGTAATCTGCCATTTGCCACCAACCTGTTTCATTTCTCCGGTTTGTGCAGTCCATTCACCTCTCTCATATGCCATAAAGCGATAATCCTGTCCGCAATACAATGATAAAAGATATAGTTTATCCTTATTTGTTGTTCCATCATTCTTGAAACGAGTTTCTATCTGGTCAAGATTCTCTTCTTCTTTACCAAAGTATTCTACAAAGTCTCCATAATTGATGCAACCTTTATTGTATCCGGGAGTATCTTTAAAACCAAGCGCAACCTGCTCGCCTTTGTCTTCTTTCCAGTTTCCTTTGGCGTGAAACCATGCATCGGTAAGGCTTTCTTGTGTCGCACGGAATGCGGCAATGGGATGATTGGCTGTCGAATGGTTCATCTGCAATCCTTTCAACGAGACATCGCTTTTTGTCCAAGTGCCGTCAAATGCACGCTGTGCCGGAGTAAGGTAATCACTTCCAAGAGCACGGAAAGTGGCATTCATCAGGTCGCATACACCGCAGTCGTTTGCCCCAGAACTGTCAGAATAGTCCACCTTTACTGTGATAATCTTCACAGGAATAGTATTTTCTCCTACACGCACATAGCCTATTTTCATAAGTTCGTATGAAATTCGGGCATCTTCGTTGTCATAGTCCGGGTAGATAGGTGTAACTTCCCAACCTTCATTTTTCTGAAGATAGAAGCGGTCGTTCTTGATAGGTCGCTTTGCCGATGTTGTTCCCTGTCTTCTCCATTGTACATTGATTGCCTTGAAACTTCTCCATGGTCGTTTCGGGTCATAGTAGAATAGTGTACATTTGAATTTCTTGCTCGTATCTATGTCACCGTCAAATGTGTCAAAGGTCTGCTGGTCTGCCACCACTACATAATAAGGCATTCCCTTGGCAGAAAGGGCTTCTATGGTGGGGCGGTTTTGCGTGTCAAGCACGTTCTCTTTCTCGTATTCCACAACCATGGCAGTGGTGTCTGTCAGTTTGCACAAGTAGTTTTGGAACGCCTGTGCCCATTCATAATGACTCTCGTAGGCAAGCATATAGTACAGGTATAGGTCTCCTTCCGTACCGTTGAACGTAACGGTTCTGTTGTTAAGGATTGCACCACTGTCACTGATATAACCGATACAGCCCACTTCTTCTCCGTTCAAATACAACTTCATGCAGGAGTAATTGCTTCCACCCCGTGATACATAAATGGTGGACGGTTCGACAACTACTGCCATCGTGATTTTCTCGCCAGAGCGAAAGCTGCGCTCAACTAAGGCAGGCTGTCCTGTTTTACAGTAGATAGCAGCTTTGTTGCCGCATACATAGAAACCTGCACCGCTATCAGCATCATAGCACTCTATGAGTTTTGAATCTGCTTCCTTGATGTTCTTGGTGGCAAATGCGAATTGGACGGCACAACCTGTAGTCCGTTCGGTGGCAGAGTTCCCGAAAGGGTAGTAATCCAATATCTCCGCTTTCACATTCTCTGCTATGCGAAGGCATCGTTCGCCCAAGTAGTCCACGAATCCGTTGCTTGACCAGTTTGCGCCCCTTACATCCATAGTTATGCCGTTGTTTTCTATGGTATGGTCGCTCTCGCTGTTGCTGCGCGCGGAAAAATCATATCCGAACAAAGCTCCGTCCTTGATGGCCATGTCAATGGCACTCCCTTTTACAATTACCTTGATTTCATTGGTGGACACATTTCCGCTCTTGGCATGTACGGTAATGCTCTGGCTTCCGTCCGTGCTGTATCCGCTTATCTGCTTGTTCACGGTAAGCGTTTCGGCAATCATGGCTTCCACGGATGTCACTTTCTCATCGTCATAGAAGACATCCACGTGCGTTTCCGTTTTACCCGATGTGTATGCTGCGACCTCTATGGTAAGGTTATCATACAGGCGGAGCGTACCGTTGTTGGTGTCGTTGAACCGGATTGCCACGATAGGAGTGGTGTCCTCGGCATCAATACACATGATAGCAGAGTAAATGGTATTGCCCCTTACTCCTGATTTGTTTTCCGTTCCGTAAATGCGTACCGGGTATGCCCCATGTGTCATCCGTTCACCGCCGCCGAATACATTACTCGGATTGATGGATATGCTCTTGGTGTAACTGTCATTGACTGTTGCCTCTCCCAGTTTCTTCCATTCCCCGTTGTAGAGCATTTCCACTGTGGCACGTATGGATGAGGTGTTGTTTGGGAATTTGTAGAACTGTCCTATATTTTTTGCTGTGCCTCCTACGGTCAATGCGGTGCTGCTTGTGTAGTTGAGCGGCATAGGCTGTTCAACTGTAATATCCACAGCAACAATGGTAATGGCTTTCTTCTTGGTGTTCCCGTCCGCATCGGTAGCCTGAACAAAGAAACTCTTGGATGCAGCACTGCTGAAGTACTCAGTAAAGTCAAGTTCAAACTTGTAGTCCGTTGCACTTGCTGAGCCGGTTTCGTTCATTGCCTCGCTATACAGGGTAAGTCCTGTGCTTGCATCAATGATTGAAACATTACGGATAACGCCAAGCACTTCGTTACCGTCCGGGTAACTGACACTACGCAAAGCTACATTAATTTTTATCTCGGAACCGAACGCCACAATGGGGGCGGCTTCCTCAAAGTAGATGGACAGGGTGCTGTCCTCGCTCGAACCTCCGCCTCCTCCATTTTTCGGAATCTTAAGTACTACATCTTCTATCTGTCCCCCGTTCAGGTTCACGGCTTTGTAGTAGATATATTCCTCATCGCTTTCTTCGTCAAATCCTCCGATTGATTTTTCCTGCATGGCGTATGCGCCTCCTGTGGAAAGGGCATCTTTCCCTCCTTCTTCCGGTTTATCGGATGTTTCCACGTTGCTTCCTCCGCCACCGAATGCTACCCATGGTTTCAAGTCCTCTGGTGTTATGTCGCTCGCTTCACGTGTAAATTGGTAGGTGAGCCACACGGGTGCACCGTTCTTGTCGCTTTCTGCAGTCTTGAACGTAAGGATGATACCGCTTTTAAGATAAACTTCCCCATTCTCCTTTTCAAGGTCTGACACGGCTTTGATGGCTGTTGACAAAGTGTATTCCACATTTCCGCACAGGGCATTTACATTGATTATATCGCCTATGCCCTTGCCACCACCTGCGCCGAAATCGCTCCAGTTGTTTTCTTTAAACCAGTCCGATGTATCAGTCCATTGTTTGGAAACCCATCCGGATTCCGTCAGGAAGGTCAATACGACACCTGGTATTTTCAATACCGGTGAATATTCGGAAGCGGAACACCGGTCAAGGGCAACGGAAAATGTTATCTCCCTGTCTGCAAGGTCAAACAGCTGGTTGACATTTACAATACTGCGTGCCACGATTTGCTTGTTTTGTGAAAGAATGTTTTTTCTGTTTTCTTCCACCTGCTTCATATCTTCCTGTAACTTCGCACCTTCATCACCGGGGAATGCAGTCGAACTTGTGTGACCAAGTGCAAGGTCTGAACCGATTGGCACCAATTGATTTCCGCTCCAACGATAGCTTTTCCCATCTTCTTCGCATAGAAAGACTTTACCGGAAGAGGGTATTCGCCCGTTTGTACTTGCCGTACCGAAAACATCTGCATTCAACCAGTTGTTATAATAAGTAGCAGCCTCGGATTCTCCGATTGTCGGAACGTATGCAAGCACAAAGCAACCATGTTCCTTATCATATACAACTTTACAACCCTCATCGTTGGAATTTTTGTCTATGGATTCATTTTTTACAGTAATGCCTACGGAAATGCCATAAAAATCTACCACGTCATCAATGTATCCGGGCAAGTGTCGGCTCGGTACTTTCCCTTGTTCGTCAAGAGGGGCGATTCCTCCGTTTTCACCTTTTGAATCTTTGAAAGAGTTCAGTTGGCTTCCAACTTCATTCGCCTTGTTGTTTGCCTTGTTTGCGGTATCCTTGGTTGTGTTTACTTGGTCTTGCAACGAGTTGACGCTATCACCAAGCGTGGTGAGGTTGGTGTCTTGCGCTTTGTTGCGGGCCTCTATATCCGTAATGTCGTCCTGCAGTTTGGTTATATCCTCTTGCAGTTTTTCTACGGCTTCGTTATACTGACCGCTGTCTATAGTTGGGTTACCTCCACTTTGTCCGGTAGGCACCCATTCTCCACCATCTGCAACATAAATGGGGGCCGGCAATGAAACTCCTACAAGTGCCCACCAGCCATCATGCGGAAAAGGATAGGCTGCTTTTAGTTTTTCAACGGTAGTGTACAGACCTTTTCCTGCTCCTTTGATATTTTTGGCTTCAAGCCAACCATCTACGACAACATTTCCTTTCAGATGGGTTTTTCCTTGGACAGTAGCATCGCCTCCTATTGCCGTATTGCGACCTACTGATACATCACCATCTATATGCTTTGATTCGTAACTCATATTAATACAGATTTTGCCAATTCGTTCAATGCGGCACTTTTCTCCGCATCACCGAATGTAGTTAATACTAATGCTGCTATGGTATATACCACAGCGTTGTAACATCGTCCGCAAATTTCTATCGCGCCGTATTTGTCAATCTTCGGATAAGGTAGATACACGGCACGGCTTACTTTTGCTTTTGTCGTCTTGCATGAATAAAATTCCATCACTCTTCCTTCCGGGCGTATGGAAATGGCACAGACAGGGCGTTGGTACGTACCCCTGATACCTTTAAATCTGGAAGATTGTCTTGCATATTCCGGGTCATCGGTATTTATGGGATAAAATACCGCACGTTCCCAGTCATCCATTTGGAAAACGACAAAACGCATGAAATCCTCCGGAAGCAGTATCCATCCGCTTTCATGCTCTTTCCAAAATATAGCATCACCGAAGTTGTGTCCGCCGTCAAGCAGATAGGGAGGTGCGGAACTGTGTACACGCTTTACGGCTTCCACAATCTTGGACTTGATGATGTCGTTGAGTGCAAGCGTGTCCACGTCACCGATTGCTGCCAATGTGTCACTTGCCATGTTTTGGTCAAGTGCGATACGGACATCTTTCGCTATGTCGTCAAGTTGATAGACTGTCATGCTCTTTTATCCGGTTATGACAATCCTTCAAACTCAATTCCGTTTGCGGCTGCCTGTTCAGTAATTGCTTTCATGCTGCGCATGGCTGTTCGGCTGATGCCGAATGTATCGGCAAGATAATCTTTTGCTGCGGACAGGTCGCTCACTTTCACTTTTTTCAGGGTTGGGTCATTTCCATCTGTGGTTTCTCCGTCCTGACTGTCTTCTCCTGTTACTTGGTTATCGACAGTTGGAATTTCTTTATCTTGCAGATTTTCTTCTGTTTTTGCATTTATCTTTTCACTTTCATCCTGCATACTGTGTAGCCGGAACAACTTTCCAAAATTGTAATGTTTTTCGATGGCACGCATTATGTCCTCGTTGTCTGTTGTAAACAGGCTGCTACCGTTGGACAGAGGTGTGAACGAAATATGCAGGTTCTTCTTACTTGGAAGCACTACGTTGATACTCACGTTGGTGTTCGCTTTATAGGTTTTAATCATATACTTGTAAATTAAAAAAGGGATGGGACTCCTTATCCCATCCCCGGTTATTGATTTCTTTTTGTGGATTATTAAGGCTCTTCAACAGGAGCTTTGGCAAGACGCATTCTTGCATGTGCTTTTGCATAGCGCAAGTACAAGCAGCTTACTTCTTGGATTACTACTGCATCGGTACGGCGGATACCGGCTTTCTGCAAGTCAAGTACGTTTCTTGCCCAAGAGATATGTGTTTTCTTCGACAGGTATTCCGGGTCCATTGCAAAGCCGCAGTCGCTCATGCCATTCACGTCAAATAGTTCGTGATGAATGGTCAGTACCTCTCCGAAATCGGTATCCCAAGATTTGAATTTCAAATTCCAAACCTCAACAGTGTCTTTCAGGCGGAACTTCTCACTCTTGATTTTCGAGAATGCAGACAGCATATCGCTACCGCAGAAAAGGATTTTGCGTTTGTTGCCGATACCTGTACCCACAAAGAGGTCTTTGGTAATATCCACAAGGTTTTCATCGGTAATGATGGCGCACTGCTTGTCCGCATTCCATTCGCCCACTTCGATGTCTTTGCCAGCCATCCACCATATACCGCCTGTAAACCAAGTGTTCATACCGTCCTTGGCAATATGCTTGATGACATTCTTGACACCGAACAGATAGGTATTCTCCATGGCGAGGCGCATATCATATACACCGTCCTCCTCAATGTCCGAGAAATTCCAGTTCACTTCCTTGGCGGCAATCTTGTCAAAGGTGGACTGCTCTACCTGAATCATGAAGTTCTGACAATACTGGGTTTCAGGCATCGGGATATTGTTGAAGCGTCCTGTCTGTACATCCAACTCACCACAAGCCTTACCCATACGAACAAGTGTTGTTCCTGAAGGAATATCCGGTACAAGGATTGGTTGCTTACTCGAACTGTCCATGTCACCGTTAACAGCATACACGGTTGGTAAGTTTGTTGAGCTATCTTTACCGCATACACATAATACAAGGTCGGGAACATTGCTGTCTTCCAGCCCGTATTTTGTTCCATCCGGCTTCGTAATGGCTTTCACACCTACTACTCGAATGGTATCATCCAGAGTAAACATGTTCAGGTCATCTACCGGAAGGGAGGTGCTGGCTCCGTTCAGCATCTTTTCTACTTTCTTGTTGGTACTGCACTTGATTTCTCTTGTGCCTACGCTGTAATACTTAACTTCGAAAGAGTTTGTACTACTTGATTTTGCATAACGGCTGATTTGGTCGATAGGAGTTGCCATCGGACGTATCTTCACGATACGTTTGTCCACATCGCTCAAATAAAAATTTGAGTCACCATCCGTTCTGCCTGCGGTTTCCGTTGCGATACCGTCTGTTCCGCCCGTACCGTCAGCTCCGGCTGTTGTTTTACCTGCATCAGGGAGTTCGGAGGCGTTGGCCATGAACACACCGCTTGATGCGCCTGTCACAAATGCCAATACCATCAGCATGATGCGACACAGAAAACTTGTTGCTTTCTTCATTGCTCTTTTAATTTTTGAAAAGTGAATAAATAGAATTGATTTTACTTGTTTGTCCTGCGTTTTTCTCCGCCACGTTCCCAAATGTTCTGAGTTCCGTAGTTTTGGTCAATGACACCCAAATCTGGCATTTCTCGTGAGCCGCCTTTGCCTCCGCCGTTCTTGCTGCCGAGGTTGGCTGTACCGTCATTCTTGCTGCCCTTGCGCAACTTTTCTTCAATCTTGGTGTTGCGACCTCTTACTTCGCCTTCTCGGTCTGCCTGTTCCACATCGCTGTCATGCCGGATGGCTTTGAGTGCCATTGCCACGCTCTCACGTGTGAACTTGCCCATGATTCCGTCACGCACAATGCCGACAAGGAAATCCATTGCACTGTCAATGTCCTCATCAGATAGTCCTTCATCTTGCTGCATGGTTTCAAGGGTGGTCAAAGTCTCGTTGAGGTTCTTCTGATACTCTCCCTCGTACTCTTTCTCTTGGGCGATGCGTTCTGCAAACTCCTTATTGGCGGCTGCAAGTGCCTCCTGCTTTTCGGGGTCTTCAAGTGCGGCCTTGAAATCATCCCCGAATTTACGCACCATACCGATGATAGGGTCTTCGCCCTTTCTCCAGTCGGTAAGAAAAGCGGCACTGCGCGGGTTGCTTGCAAATAAGTCCGAGAGAGCTTTTTCTCGCTCACGGTATCCAGACAATTCGTTGTCGTAACTGTCGTAATCGTCATTGGTTTGACCAAATAACGCTTCATCATCGGCAAACTCCTTGTCGGGATACTTTGTTTTCAACCGTTCCATGTATCTGTCCCGGTTGCTTTTAACTTCCGTATTCTTAGGCATATACTGTAAATAATTAATGTTGTCTGAAACTTTGAAGCAAAAATAAGCTAAGATACACGCATTCTATGTTTATCTTTTTACGCTCCAATAGGTAACTTTGGTACACGGTTAAAGCTGTAATTTGTTGTAGGAATGAAACATAAAGGGGCATTGATGGAGTACTTTCAAGAACGTTCAGACGACTTGATGAGGGCGTACGATGAATATATTGAATCGTGCGACTACATCCGTATGCCTGATGTGTACAACAACATTGTCAATATGCCTTCACGCCGTTTTTGGGTAAGCGATATTCGGGCAGCTCTTGTGGTATCAGCGATGATGAAGGGCAAGGCGCATTTGGAGAAGATGTGTCCGTCCAAACGTGAAATGTACGAAGAAATCTATAGCCGTGTCATGGTAATGTACACCGATTATCCCGATAAGACTATTTCTGAACTATGTTCTATGGTTGTCATGCAGCCCGCCCCTAAATTCTACCTCACGCCTGGTAGTGCAAAGATTATGGTTTGTAAAGCAAGGAAAGAATGGGTAAGACGAAAACAACAAAGGCTGTTTCGCTTTTAATTTCAATCATTGTATGCTGCTTGGCTTTGCAGGATATTCAAGATTGGTCAGAAGTCGGTATCTTCAAAGATTGCGGACCGGGGTGTCGTATGTCATATCCATTTTATCATGTGAATATAATTCACGCCGCACTTAATGCGTGGTGTCTGCTTTCGGTCGTATTCATATACAATGTGTCATTATGGCGCTTGGTATTCGCATACATTTCCGCCGTATCTGTTCCAGTACTCTGCCTATCCAATATTCCAACGGTCGGACTTTCAGGACTTGTATTTGTCCTGTTCGGTTCTGTTTCTTTCGAGGTAGAAAGAAAGGTCCATTATCAATTATGGATGGTTGTCTATCTCGTCATCGGTTTTCTTTTTCCCGGCACCAATGCGTGGGTACACTTGTACTGCTATCTCGTAGGGTGTTTGGCGGCATTGTTGAACAAACCTGTAAAAATCGGTTAATATGCAGGAGGAAATCAGACTTATCATCGAAGAAAACAACCGCCGAAACGCAGAGGTGTATGCACGCTTTGACCCAATTGGCGGGTTCGGTTCGGTTGGGGAACGTGTAAAGGTCTGTATAGAGGACTTTCCGATACGCACCCAATATCTGCCTGTAGAAATGATGGATGTACCGCTTGTTCGGCAACTTGTCGAATGTGGCTCTGTCAAGGCATTCTTGCAGGAACTTGGAAATGCTAAAGAGGAAGATTATGAAAGCGACCGGCTCAAAGTAATAAGCCAGTTTGTGCGCATACGTAACAAATATGACTTCCCATTTTGGGCGGCAACATTCGTATATATCAAGAACAAGGGGGGCGGCGAAGATGTGTTATTTCGCCTTACTCGACCGCAACGCCGTTTCGTTGAAAGGTTGGAACGATTGCGAAAAGCAGATAAGCCTATACGCCTTGTCTTGCTGAAAGCACGGCAATGGGGAGGTTCTACCACCTCGCAAATATATATGGCGTGGTTGCAGTTGGTTCATAAAGTAGGACTGAACTCACTTATCATCGCTCATCAAGGTGCGGGTTCGGATGAAATCAAGGATATGTTCGACCGTATGATAAAGAACTATCCGGTGGATATGCTGCACAAACTGGGTGAAACCTACAGCGAGAACGAGCCCAAAATGGTCGGAGTCGGTAAGTCGGGCAGCATTCATCGTGTACCGCAACGCAACTGCAAGATTAAAATTGGTACTGCCGAACGACCGGACTCTTGCCGTGGTGGAGACTACAACCTTGTGCATCTGTCCGAGGTAGGACTATGGAAGGCGACAGATGGAAAGAAGCCCGAAGACATAGTGCGCTCCGCCTGTTCTGGCATATTGCTGCGCCCATATACGATGATTGTCTATGAAAGTACCGCCAATGGTACAGGTAATTTCTTTCAAAAGGAGTATGACGATGCCAAGAACGGAAAATCCCAGTTCGAGGCAATGTTCGTGTCGTGGTTTGACATAGAACAGTATTCGTTGCCTCTTGATGATGTGGAAGCTTTTGCACAAATGCTGTATGCAAACCGTGAGAATGACGGCATACCTTCATCCCGTGAGGAAAACGGCAAATATCTGTGGTGGCTGTGGGAGAAGGGCGCAACGCTTGAAGCTATCAATTGGTACATACAGGAACGTGCCAAATATACCGAACACGGATTGATGGCGGCAGAGTTTCCTTCCGATGATGTTGAGGCGTTCGTCCATTCCGGCGCACGTGTGTTCGACAAATACAAGGTCGAGAAACTTAAAGCATCATGCAAGCCTCCACGATATGTAGGAGAAGTATATGCCGATGGTGATGAGGGGAAGAAAGCATTGCAAAACCTCCGTTTTGTTGGTGACAGCCAAGGCTTGCTACATATTTGGGAAATGCCTGAGATTTACGATGACGAAGTGGTAACCGACAGATATTTGACGGTGGTCGATGTCGGTGGGCGTTCCAATAAGGCTGACTGGTCCGTCATTGTCGTGTTCGACCGTCTCTTCATGAATGACGGAGGAAAACCCACTGTTGTGGCGCAATGGTACGGACATATAGATATTGACCTCTTGGCGTGGAAAGCGGCACAGATAGCGGCTTTCTATGACAATTCCATGCTTGTGATTGAGAGCAACACACTTGAAACACATGACAAGGAAAGGCAGGTGGACGGAGACCAATCCCAATTCATTCTCAATCAGATTAAGGATGTTTATCCCAACCTGTACGCACGCAAGCAGTCGGAGGAGGCTATTCGGGAGGGCTTGCCAGTGAACTACGGTTTCCACACCAACATAGCCACAAAACCGATGGTAATCTCTACACTCGTGAAAGTCATCCGTGAGAGCCTGTATGTTGAGCGTGATGCCCGTTGTCTGGACGAATATCTGTGTTATGAGAAGAAACCGAATGGAGCGTTCGGGGCGATTATCGGTAAACACGATGACTTGTTGATGACCCGTGCCATTGGTCTGCACATCTGTTTCTTTGAAATGGATATGCCTAAATTCGTACCTCGTGTGGGAAGATATATCAGCAGGAAGAAAAAAGCGGTATCTGCCGCAACAATATAGTTTAACAATTTAACAACAGGAAAGATGAACATCTTTAAGAAAATCCGTGCTTCACTCCGTTTGCGTGAGGCAGTAAGACAAGCCGACAAGGCACATCGTGAGAATGGACAACGCTACTATGTAATGCCGACAAGTGGCGTGAGTGGACAACTTGTAATTATGGATAGGAACAATTTCCGTAAACTCAAGCAGAAGCACTATATCAACCATAATACATTCGTCAGAGACCTCGAATTTGAGTGTTTCTATTGCACTCCGTACAATAACGGGGCAGGTAAATTATCTTCGGCTGTAATGGCGAAAAAACGTAATCAGTATTACTCATGGTTGGAAGCAATCGGCAAATCAAGAAAAAATGGGAAAGTACGGAAATATTGACGGTATAGCAACACTTACCAACGACCCGCTCGCACTTGACAATATCAATAAGTTTAAAGTCGGAGACCGGGTGATGTGCAACGATAATGGTGTCATTGGTACGGTCAAGGAATTGGATATTCCGAACGAAGCCTGTATTGTTGATTTCGACAATGGAGAGGAAGATGTCTGGATAGAGAAATTCCAACTGTCCAAAGAATAATAAATAGACATGAGGGTGTATCAAATTGAATATATTTGGTACACCCTCATTCTTTATGACACTGTCCAAAATTTTGTGTAAATGGAAACAGGATTCAGTTGTAAGTTTGTTCTTATATCTGAATTCTGTTTTCAAACATAAGCATAAATTGATTC